ACGCCGTGCGGTGTGTCAAATTCAAAGTCGATCTTGACCACGGGAAATCCTTACGCAGCTACCAGTTGGTCTTCTTCAAACCAGCGTTGTGTGACGTTGCCGTCAGCATCAGTCCACTCAATCATGTAGAAGAAGTTGCCGTCTTCGTCCATGCGCAGAGCTTGAACTGGGCCTTCTGGTACGACTGCGATCAATTTGACAGCTTGGCCTTTTGCAAATTTTGTTGCCATGATTTAACTCCTGATTAAGTCGCTGTTAAGCTGAATGTGTAAGTTACGTTCAAGGTATCGCCTGACACCACCGAGCGATCGCCGGGAGATTGAAAGTCAGAAGCCGAGAACAAGATACCAGTAGTGCCGCTTTTAGTGCTGTTGCTGACCAAAAACGCACCAGCAATTGTTGAAGTGGCATTGATGCTAAATGAAGCCGGAGAAGCTGAGTTGGTTTGTACAGATGGGTTGGCTGTGGTGGCTGTACCAAATGTGGCAGCGGGGCGAGTTGCGTTGCTGTAACCAACGTTCTCTGTCCAACCACCGTGCGTAACCATAGTGTCACCGGCAGCAATCGTAGTGCCGGAACCCGGACCGTTAATCAGACCGATAAACCAAGCGGCTGTGTACGCAGAGCCTTTGAAATACTGCGCGTTCATGTCTTGCAGACCGACGTTCACCACCAAGTTGTGGGAGCTGTGTTCCCACTTTAGCTTGCCGTCTTTGTCAAAACATTGAAGCGTGTAAACACCGCCAGCGCCAACGCCTTCGGTTACAGGTTTTGCAGTTGCCAAGGCTGCGGCTACGATGTCTGTAGATTTGGCGGCTTCATTAAACATGATATTTCCTTAATTTGAAGAGCGAATTAACGCGGTTGTTGCCGTATTAGATGGCATTGTACTAAGAAACACGAAGAATTGCGGTGCTATTTGTGGCAGTTGGAAACTGCACAACAAACGTACTAGCAGAAGTTTTATCTGAGCCAAAGTCTAGCACGCAAACAGACGCCGTACTACCCCCGCCCAAGTCCTTATAAATCAATGCGCCTCGTGCATTAATCGAACCTGTCCAAGTAACATTTGCAAAGGACCAGTAAGCCGCGGCTGTAGAACCAGTCTGATTGCCCAAAGTCGGTACTTGCGTAATAGTGAGTGTCTGACCGCCAGCAACATAGTCGCCGCCAGACGCTTCGCCAGTAGTTGTGTATGCAGTCGTGTCTGGGCCCAACGTAGCTGCACCGGTATACAACGCTATTTTGTACGAAGTATCCAGCACTGAATCAAACGCAAAGTCTCCAGAAGCAAGTCCGACTTTAAACGAGTTAGTGGCGCCTTGGGTCAATGACATATCACACTACTTTCTGACGGTACTGGCCAGAGCGATAAGCGTCTTGACGCTCCATACCATCGCCCAAACGCTTGGCCAACATTAGTGCTTCTTGGTACTTGGTGTTGTACAACTGCAACATGTCGGCCTCGCCTTTCATGTAGGTGTAAGCCTCAACCAAAGAACCATACAAAAGCACAGAGTCAAAGTTATCTCCCAGCCATGATGTGCTGGCTGTTGTGATTGATTCTGGATAGTAGTAATAGTGCAACTCAACGCCATACACCGCATCGGGCGTTGGACCCAAAATAAATGTTAGCTCGTCTGAGTTTGCTGTAGCGGGGCCAAAAATACCGTAGTACCGCGGCAACCCTGTCTCTGTTGGCAAAGGGTATGCTTGGCGAATAAAGTTGACGTCTTTGTTTAACAAATACTCATACGCGCCTGTACCGTCAATCACTGCCATTGAGTATGTGGCAAGAAAATCTCCGGGGCATGACAAGTATTTATTGTTTGTCGACGTAGTGCCCGTAACGTTCTTGCGAAGCGAAGGGAACTGAACGGTATTGTAAATACGCTGCTCAGCTTGCTGAACGAACACGGGTATCTCAGCGATAAAGTTCGCTTCTGTGTTTTCCGTGTACGCCTGAATAGCGTTGCTGAGTTGCGTATAGTTCATGCCATTGGGCCTCTCGCCATAACACCTTTAGTAGCGCATCCAGTACCGCGAATCTTGATACCAGAAGTCTTCACGCCGTCGTAGGGGTTGCTACGCTCATTGGCAATAGACATATTAGCTTTCAAAGCTTCTTTAACAGGCATCTGACCAACAACAACGGTTGGTTCTTTCTTTGGTTGTCTGTATGTAGCCATCTTAACCTCCACGACCAACAGAACGCTGGTTCATAATTTTAGCCATATTACGACCGTACTTCAGCATGTCGCTGTTGGTTTTGCCGCCAGCTTTGAGTTTAGTAGGCTTCTTACCGGGGTGCATGTTTTTCTCATGCTTACCGACAGCAGACTTAATCATCTTCTTGTCTTGGGCTAAATCTTTCTTGTCCATGTTCGACTCCTTATGTCGTTGCAATAGTTACTGTACCAACTTCTACGTTTAAAACCAAGTAATTTGGCGTTAATGCGTCATCAAAATTACTTGCTCCACCAACCGGGTTCCAGCCCCACTGGAAGACCCTACTACCTTCTGACGGCAGCCCTGCGGCATTTTGCGCTGAACTGTTGGTCAAAACAATCTGCAAGCCCGTGTTACCAGACTGATAGTAGCTCAAGTCAGGACGCGGATCACGCACACCTTGCGGGTCATCCACTGGATACATGCCCAACTGCAACTGCGGCTGGTCAGGGTCCCAACATGTTTTGCAAACCAAGAGATTGTAGTTCTTGGTCTTAATAATTTCTTTGCGTAATTCGTGCAGCTTAAAACGAAACCCACAGCGGTCACATTCCGCAATGGCGTTCTTGCCGGACGAAAACCTATTTCCCATTTACGTACCGCTTCCAATGTACTGCTGACGAGGCACAAAACGTACTGCCGCCTTTTCTTGGTCTTCGCCTGCGGCTCTGTCCCAAGCTTCGTCATATTGTTGCTTCAAAACATCAAGGCGCTGTAAACCCTCTGGCACTTTGAGCGCGATGTAGTAAGCCAGACCTGCGGCCAAGCAGGGCACAAACCGGAACGGGACATCCATAGTCTTAGTGCCGCCACCAGCGTCTTGAATACGGCGCATGCGCCAGTAGACGAACTGATACGTTGTGCCGGGGTTAGGGGTTGGCCACACAGTGATGCTGTTCTTCTGAACCAAGCTCATGGCCGCGCCAGTTGTGTGGCTAGCCGCAGTTGTGCCGTCCTGCCCACGCGTGCAGTTGAGCAAGTACGCAGGCGTAGCACCGCTAGCTGGGGTTGTCTCGTTGTATCCAATCAACTCTGCGCCAATCTGGATAAAACCCGCAGTGGGCACGCCCACCAAAGAGGTGATTGGGATAGTTGTGACTGTCGCGTTGATGGTTGACTGGACTGTGCCAGTCAAAACGCTTGAGTTACCCGTCAAACGCTGCACCCAAACCTGAATAGGACGGCCTTGGATCAATTTATTTGGGATGGTGGCATACGTGGGCATGCTGATCCGCGTAATCGTCAGGTCGGCCTGATTATTGGCTACGTTGGCGTTTGTTCGGATGACATGGTCAAGCAGGTCAACAGTGTCGTCCGGAATTGCGTACGTTGGCTGGCCAGTCACAAGCGTGATGGTGTTTTGTTCAAACGTCCACATGTTCACGCCGCGGTTTGCCCAGTCAGCAAATAGTAAGTTAAGCGATCGACGGGCAGTGCGCAAGTCATAGCCCGTGCGGAGTTCAGAACCCGCCCGTTCAAAGGCCTCCTCAACCATGTCGTTGAGGTCCAGATTGAATGAGGTGAGTCCTGAAGTAGTCATCTAAATCCTGCCGTTTTCTTTGCAATCGTTTTAGGTTGCGCTACGAATTGTTTTCCGGCTTTTTTGCCCGCACGTTTCGCACGCGTTGTCGCAGCGTACTCAGCAGGACTGAGACTTTTAATCGCAGCACTAGGAAGGTATCGCTCGCCCGTGTCAGAAGATTTCTTACCACTTTTGGTTCTCCATTTCTGGTCGCCCCAGTCCTTCAATGATTTCTGAGGCGCTTTCAATCTCGGTAACCCCCGCCAGCCGCCTTGTACTTCTTGGCAACTAGCTGAGCTTTACGAGCCGACCACTGACCTGCGCCAGTGCCGTGGGTGGCCGCGGCTTTTACTTGAGACACAATCTTTTTGCGAAGACTTGGCTTTGTGTAATTGCCTGCGGCGTTAACCTTCCCACCCTCTTTATATTGGGTGAAGTCGGTATCGTCCCGTCGGGCTTTCTTAACGCCCTTGGGCATTTTAGAAGGGGCAATATCCCCCATCCCACGGCTGGCCATCATGATTTAGCAGGCTTTGCCGCCGTAAGCCATCTTCTTGGTCATGCCGCCCTTTTTCATACCCAATGGGGTGCTACCCTTCATAGAGACCATAGTGCCTTTGGTCTTGCCTTTAGAAGCAATACCGTCACGGCTAGGAGCCGCTGTACGCACTGAACCCATTTTGGCAGTTGTAATGCCGTTACCTGAACTTTTAGCCATGATAGACCCACCTTCTTTAAAAAGAGCCATTTTCCCGTGATCGGTTTTAGCTCGGTTTGCTTTCTGAATATCTGGACGGGTTTTTCCGCCAGAGCCAAACTTCTTACCCTTGTCCGCTTCGTTGAAATCTTTCCCAACGCTTTGCGGAACTCCCACCTTCTTGGCAAACGCAGGACTGTGCGCTATCGCCGCCATGAAGTTGTGTTGCTTTTTACTCGTCGACGGCATTTGATGCCTTTGTACGATTGGTCATCTCACGCACGGTCTCAGACTCCCAGATACGAAGACCTAGGTAGATGATCGTGAACAAAGAAGCCAAAGGCGGCAACCACGTCGCCATAACGCCAACAGTTGTCAAGACTGCTGCGCCATCTGCAACTGCTTTAGCTGTGTCGTGTTGAGTCATATCAGCAATTCCAAGCCCGAAGGCTTTTGTTTATTCTGGAGTTCGGGTCTTTCTTGGCCTTCTCTCCGGTCAGCTTCTTCTTCATGCCTTCCATACGGGCGCAGAAAGAGTCGCGGCGTTTGCCGCCCTCGGGCTGGGGAGCCTTCAGGCCCGGCTTGCCGGGGTTTGCCTTGTTGTACGAGGCCCGTCCCTTGGCGTTCAAGCCGCCCTTCTCGGACTTCCCCTCTTTGCGTGTCCATGCTGGGGTCTTAGCCATAGAACACCGTCACTGACGCAATGTTGGTTATCGTGGCGTAGACGTCTGTTGAAAACAAAACGCCTTGTTGCGGAATTGCCACATAAAAAGAGTTGGGGTTTGAGTTGGATGGAATGTCGATTTCAATCAAAACGGGCCCAGAAGCGCCGCCGTTTCTCAAAAGCAACGTGCCAGTTTGGCTGGCTACTCCGCAAACTGAAAAACCCTTTACCCTCGTGCGCTGTGCATACACAGTGCCCGACGAGTTTCGGTGCGTGGCTAATACATCACCTTGCATCATAATCAATCTCCTTTAAAAACGGGGCCGAAGCCCCATGGGTTGATTAGCTCAGAGCAGCGCCGATAGCGGTAACCCAAGCAGAGCCAGTAGAAATCACGAGGCAGTATTCGTTGTTACCTGCACCATTGTCGCTAATCAAGCGAACTTGGCCAGCATTGCCAGCGGCAGCTGTGGGCAAAGCGGCTGTCAGAATGGGGGTTAGTCTAAGGAAAGAAGAAGCTGTAACACTAGTCACGCTAGTGGCTGCGCCCAATGTGGCGTCGACAGTGACTGCGCCAGTAGTAGAGTCAATAGAAATAGATTGAAAGCCGTTCTGCGAGCGAACTGGGCCGTTAAACGTGGTATTTGCCATGATTATTCCTTACATGCAAGTTGTGGTGTTCTATCTGCATGTCGTCAGCCGGGACTGTAAGAACACCGGGAAAGCCCGGAATGAAGTCAATATACACGAAAAGAAAAGGGGGCACAAGCCCCCTTTTCACAAGTTCAATTAAGAACCTGAAGAACCCCACATACCGAGGGGATCAGACCAGCCGAAGCTATAACGCTCACGGGCTTTGTAACGAACGTTACCTGTATCGAAGTCACCGTCCATGCTGTTTTGCAAGGCGATACGCTCGAAGTGCTTCATGCCGTTTGGCACGTCGGTAATCAAATACCAGCCGTTGCTGTCGGTCAAGAAGTGGTTAACAGTGTAACCTTCAGGGATTGCACCCATCTGCTTCAACGCGTTGATATCGTTGTCAGCAGTTTGTACACGCAACTCGGTGTCAAGCAAGCGCTTGGCAACGAACATCAGTGCTGGGGGAACAACCATCTTACGGGGCTTAGCGGCGATCAACAGACCACGCTCGTCCACCCACGCTGCGATTTGAATCACGGCGTTTTCCAAAGATGTTTCATTCAAGTCAACGCCAGTTGTTGGGCTGTTGAAGTTCACACCACCGCTAACGAGGGGGTGACCAACGCGAGTGCTAGAACTGTTGTTGCCGAACAAAGTGACGCCGTCACCACCCAAGTATGAACCGTTGAAACCGTTGTTGATAACGGAAGCGGCTTTAACTTGCTTGGTGTAAGACATGGCACGGGCCAAAGCTTTGGTGTAACGAGCAGACAAAGAGTCATACAAGTTATCTTCCACAGCTTCTTCAGTGATACTGAAGCCCAGAGCGATTGTCTCGTGGTTGTAGCGTGCGGTGAAGGCTTCTTGCGCATTGTCATAGGCAATGGCTTGACCTTCATTCTTGACGGGAGCAGAAGCAAAGCCAGCAAGCTTTGTCTCTTCTTCGAAGCTACGCTCAGATTTCTCTGTTTCGTAGATTTCTTTGTGCTCTTCGCCGTAGCGAGCGTATTCCATGCCGAACAATGCGTTCAGGCCGGGGAGCAACTCTTTAAGTAGTTGTGCGCGTGAAATAGCCATGGTTAATTACTCCTTACAGACCAATTGCAATGGTGTATGAGTGGTAGCCGGGGTTGAACTTCACCAGCAAATCAGTATAAGCGTCGCCCGGTTGGGACTGAGCATTGTTTACGAAACCAACAATGCGGAAAGCAGCGGTCGCGGCAGTGCTAGAAGCAGAGACAGCGATGTTGCTATTGCCTGTGGTTGTAGAACCAGTGCTTGTGCTCTGGATGTTAGCCAAGAACACGTTTGTACCCAAAGCAGATATAGCCACAGTGTTGTTAGCTTGCACGGAGAACACAGCGCGGTCGTCATCAATGACGAAAGCAACAGCGTTCACAGCGTTAGCTGGGTAGTACTGTGAAAAGATCGTTTGACCTTGTGCGTTCACATAGGAGCAACCGACGAAAACGCCGATAGAACCTGTGTTGGTTGCAGAACCGCCGCTTCCTGTGGGGAAGTAGTTGGTAGTTGCGTCAGCACCAGTCGCAGTCACGAGTTGCAAGTAACCTGACGCAGCCACGTACACCAACGATCCATTGAAGATGTTGACGGCGTAACCGGCAGGGTCTAGGGGGAACGAGCGAGTGCTACCAGCGTATGGTAGGCCACCCAACTCATTTACGGCTCGAAAACCGTAAGGGGTTTGTGTAGATGCCATTTAAGGACTCCTAAAGTTTATTTGGAACCAGAACCAAATCCACCACGAGTTGAAGTCGACTTGCGGTCGGCAAACAACGGCATGCGTGGATCATTTTGTCGCATGAAGCTATTGTCAACTGAGTCCATCTGGTTTTGAGCTTGCTGGTCGTAATAAGCTTTACGGGCATCGAATTTCTCTTTTGGCATCTTGCAAAGCATGAGGCCGCCGATTTCGACGTTGCCAGTCTTATCATTCCCAACCATCATCAATTCTGGATGGTCCTCTGCCTTCACCGGCTCCCAACCTTCACGCATTTTGCGAGATACGTTGGTCACTTCCGACTGTCCCAGAACGTGCGTAGCCACCCAGTGGTACACCCAGCCCGGTTCAGGCGTTGGATCAGGCAAGTTGCTCGGCGGTACGTATACAGCACGGGCGGATTTTTCGCGTGTCGTCAGATCACGGTTTTTGCGGTCAATTGTTTCAGCCATTTCAGTTCTCCAGTTTTGCTACTTGTGCAGCATATTGCTGCGGGGTTAAACCTAATTTCTTCGCCAACGCAACTTGCGTTGTCGTCAGCTTGATTTTTCCTGCGCTCGTAGAACGAGACACAGAGGCCACCACTGTTGTAGGTT